GTGAAACAGAAGCCTAATAAGGCCTTAAAGTGTTATCTTGATACCTTTGGCAGGGGAAGTGGTCATGTGGTGCTTAAAGACCTTATGAATACCTTTGACTGTCCTTCTTTATCGGATAATTCAACTGCGCAACTTATAGCACTTGGGAATAGAATGGTGATAGACTTTATAAAGGACAGGCTGAAAGGTGCTTGCGGTGGGAACAGGAAGCCGTATGTAGACATTATGTGCGAAGTGGAAATAATTAATTTATCGGAAGAATAATCGCTGCGCTCTACCGAACTAAAGCTCGGTGGATTCGCTAGAATCTTTGCAATGGGAGGAATTAGACATGGCAGAAGTAGAATTAATAACACCTGATAGTGGAACAGAGACAACGGCTGATAATCAGGATACGGATATAACGCCAGAACCGAGTCCTATACCTGAGAACTGGAAAGAGTGGATACCTGAAGATATAAGGAATACACCCGTAATACAGGAAACAAAAGATATAACGGGCATGGCTAAAAGGCTTGTGGATTCACAGGCCATGATAGGAAAGTCCATGCGGATGCCGGAAGATGGTGATACCGCAGGGTGGGATGAGGTCTACGGTAAACTTGGGAGACCCCAGGCGGCAATAGATTATAAGATAGACCCCTCGATTACTCCGGAAGGTGCGGTTAATGAAAAACTGCAAACTTCATTCCTTGAGGCGGCACACAAGATAGGGCTTAATAATACACAGGCAAATGCCCTTGTCTCATGGAACAACGAGCAACTTCAGTCTATATATTCAATCAAGGATGAACAGGCGAAAGATGCGGTTTCCCAGTTAAAACATGATTGGGGAAATGCGTTTAAGGAGAGGCTTGCTGTAACAGAAAGAGTCCTCACTCAGTTTGGTGAGGGTGAAGTGTCGGCAGCGGCAGTCAGGGATAACCCCGCCCTTATCAAACTTGTCTATAATATGGGTAAGGATTTAATTGAAGGACAGGTTAGTGGTGATAGCGGGCTTGGTTCTATGACAATGTCCCCGAAAGAGGCGTTGAACAAAATTAATAAGTTGCACAGGGATAGTGAGTTTATGAAAGCCTATCACGAGCAAAAGAACCCTGGGCATCAGGGGGCTATGGAAGAGATGACGGATTTACATAAAATGGCTTATCCTGAAGAAGAATAATAATAATAATAATAATAGTAGTAGTAGATTTTTTTCCCAGACACCTGCATATAATGCAGACTGGGTGCATGGCCATACAGTTGGTCAGACTGGTGACTTAATCACAAGGAAGTCTTGCATAATTAAGATACCTTCCGATATAAAAAAAAGAAGAGAGAAGGAATTAGTAGAAATCTTTATTTATTGGGAGGTATTCTTATGAGTACTGAAATTACGGCAGCATTTGTCCAGCAATACCGAAACAACCTTATACACCTGTCACAACAGGATGATTCAAGGTTGATTAATGCGGTTAAACTGAAAGAGAATGTGACCGGCAAGCAAGTGTTTTTTGACAGACTTGGGTTGCAGACTATGACCCAGCTTACATCACGCCATGCTGACACCACACAGGTTGACACGCCACATTCAAGGCGCATGGCATCATTAGCACCTTACACGGTTGCTGATTTAATTGATGACCCCGACCAGGTTAGAACACTTATCGACCCAACCAACGGTTACGCAAAGGCGCAGGCGAGTGCTATAGGCAGAACACAGGATGATATAATCATCGCTGCTATGCTTGGTACTGCCGCTACTGGCGAAACTGGTTCGGGTTCACAAGCACTACCATCCGCACAGAAGGTTACAATTCAAATCGGTGGTGGAGGTTCAGATGATTATCTTAATCTGGAAAAGGTATTACAGGCAAAAAGGATTCTGGATGCCGCAGAAGTAAACAAGGAAGGTCGTTGTCTTGTTTACGATGCAATTCAGATGGAAAATTTCCTGCAACTTGAGAAGGCAACATCAACTGATTATGCTTCGATTCGTGCATTGGTAATGGGCGAAATCAATACTTATCTTGGTTTTACATGGATACATTCTGAAAGACTGACGACTGATTCAAATAGTGATACACAGGTCATAGCTTTCCAGGGTGATGGTGTTGGTCTTGGCATAGGAAGGTTGAGAGAGACAAGAATTACAGAGGAATCTACCAAGAATTACGCTACTCAGGTTTGGAGTTATCTTGACATGGGTGCTGTAAGAGTTGAAGATTCAACTGTTGTTGAGATTGCGTGTAAGCCATCTTAACGGTTTTTGTTCTTATTTAAGTAGAAAACATTAACTTTTTTTTAATAATAAGGAGTATTGATTATGGCTACTTTATACAGTACGCAAATCACAAATGATGATGCTTCCCCACCGGTAAGGGGGGAGTTTAATCGCAACGGTTCTGCTCTGAGGTGTAAGATTGGAACATACGAGGCCTCCGGTTCGGAAAGTGCAGCCGATGTTATTCAGATGGTAAAAGTTCCAAAGGGTGCGATAGTTAATTCGCATCTCTCATATCTTATATGGGAGGACTTTGGGACTACCGTAACCGCAGATATCGGAGATGGTGGCGATGATGACAGATATTGTTCTGCGCTTGCTTTAGGTACTGCAAGTACATCTTCTGTCACCACATTTCAGGAAGCTGCGGGTGCTGGTGTGTATGCGGCAGAGTATGAGTATACTGCTGCTGATACCATTGATATAACACTTGATGCGGTCAGTTCACCGACAGCGGGTCAGACTTTGAAGATGTTTGTGTTTTACACACAAAACGGGTAAGGGTTTTTAAGGGGATAAGGTCCTTGCCTAACCATTGCCTCTTTATACTCTAAAGAGTGGGTTAATCCTTATCCCCGTTTTTTTTATATAAGGAAAATATGAACAGTTCAACTGCAATAGCTAATGCCAGCTTACTGTTGATAGGTGCGAAGGAATTAACTGATCTGGACACCGATACCACTACTACTGGCAGAATAGCACAGAGATGGTACGCCCATACAAGGGACTCTATCCTGAGAGGTTACACATGGAATTTTGCTTTAAGGAGACAGGCTTTATCCAAGGATGCCACAGGTCCTGATTTTGAATTTACAAATTCGTTCACCCTTCCGACAGACCCGTATTGTTTAAGGGCTTTGGTGATGTTTGACAGCGATTCTGAATGGAAGGTGGAAGGCCGTAAACTTCTTACGGATGACGGAACGGTAAACCTTAAATATATAGCCCGTATTGCGGATACGGTTGAGTTTGATGATTTATACACGGATGCCCTTATCTATAGGTTTGCAGCCAATATGGCTTTTCCGGTAATGAGGGACAAGGTTCTTCAGGATAGACTTACCATACAGTATCTCGAAAGGGTCAGGGAAGCCAGGAGTGCCGATGCTATAGAAGGCACATTCAATAAGATAAGGTCTGAAGTATTTATTGATTCACGGAGAACCGGCAGTACAATTCCACCCGCTACGCCACCGAGTTCTGCTGGATCGGCAAGATGAAGTGTTCACTAGGTGAAAGTGTTCACTAAAGATGAACATCCTGAAATGTGAACAAAGATGTGAAAAAAAGCGATTATGGCCAGAACACAGAAAATATTTACATCATTTACAACGGGTGAGATAAGCCCGAAACTCAGTTCAAGGGTTGACTTTTCTAAATATGTAAATGGTTGCGAAACGCTGGAGAACTATACGATATTACCGCAGGGCGGTGTGACACGCAGGCCGGGTACTCGTTTCGTCAAAGAAGTAAAGGACAGCACGAAGAAAGTAAGGCTTGTACCCTTTCTTTTTAATGTTACAGATGCCTTTATTCTTGAATTTGGCGAGAATTATATAAGGTTTTACAAGAACCAGGCTAATATTACTAATCTTGGGAGTCCCGTAGAAATCACGACAACATACGCAGAGGCAGATTTATTCGACCTTCATTTTGCCCAATCTGCGGACATACTGTATATTTCACACAAGGATTATGCTCCGAGAAAACTAAGTCGTGCATCCGATATCTCATGGGCTTTTGCCGTTATATCATTTGATCCTCCCCCTACATTTGAAGCTGATACCGATTTAACCGCTGCTTTAAAACCATGCGATGAAACGGTTGGCACGGCAAGGACTTTTATCGGTGCGAGTGGTTCGGAAAAGATAACAAACGGAGAGTTTACTTCTGGTATTACGGGATGGACAGATAGAAGTGTAGGAACAGGTGCTATCTCGTTTGACACCAACCACATGGAGATCACGGAAGGTGGTGGCGGTGGCGGTTCTGGAGTTGACGAGGGTATAGCGGAACAAAACATTACGCTGACAGCAGTTTCCCATACCATATCATTTAAGGTTACGGTAGGTGCTTTACGGTTAAGAATAGGGACTACATCAGGGGCGCAGGATGTGCTTACCGATGCAAGTTATAGTGCGGGAATACATACGGTGGCCTTTACGGGCAATGCGGGAGATAATTTTGTCCAATTCCATAACCTTACAAATGCCCTGCATGAACTTGATAATGCAAGTGTTGTTATCAATTCTGATATATTTCTTGCTGCTGATGTGGGAAGGGCGATAAAATCAGGTGCGGGCAGGGGCTTTATTGCTTCGATTGTAAATGCACATAAGATTACAGTAGATATAACTTCGGCCTTTTCAAGTACAACACTAGTAGCAAGCGGTTCATGGTTTCTTGAAAACTCACCCAATGACACCCTGACCCCAAGTGCCGTAGGGCCGATTGGGTCGTCAATAGAACTGACCCTGGCAAGTGCGGGATGGCGGTCTACAGATGTGGATAAATATGTGAAGGTAAATAACGGGATGGGCAAGGTGACATTCTTTACATCTTCTACGGTTGTTAAGATTGAAGTTCTGCGTTCCCTTGATGATACCTCTGCTGCCCCCGGTGGAACATGGACTCTTGAAGATGATTCATGGACAAGTACAAGGGGATACCCTGCTGCCGTAGGGTTTTTTGAACAGAGGCTTTTTTATGCAAGAACAGACACGCAACCCCAGACATTATGGGGAAGCGTTATAGATGATTTTGAAAGTTTCGCTACGGGTACAAATGCTGCCGACAGCCTTGACTTTACATTAACAGGCATGAATCCAATAAGGTGGCTTTCGCCAAAATCACAATTATCAGTAGGGACATACGGTGGTGAACTTGTTATCAGTTCAACAAGCGATGCCGCTTTATCCCCGACAAATGTAAAGATCAATGAGCAGACTACTCATGGAAGTTCATCCCTTCAACCCATAAGGGTGGGGGAAGTAACGCTGTTTGTTCAGCGTTCAAGAAGAAAATTGCGTGAGTTTGTCTTTGTGTTTGAGGATGATAATTTTCAAGCACCCGATTTAACCCTGCTTTCTGATAATATAACAGAAGGCGGTATAGATGATATATCCTACCAGCAGGAACTTGAATCCATTGTGTGGTGTGTTAGGAATGACGGGCAACTGCTTGGTATGACATACCAGAGGAAACAGGATGTTATAGGGTGGCACAGGCATACCACGGGGGCATCGGGATTATTTGAAAGTGTCGCCACTATCCCAATATCAAATAAAGACCAGACATGGGTTATTGTAAATAGAACTGTAAATGGCGGGGTTAAAAGGTGTGTGGAATATTTTGATGAAGATGCGTGGAGTAGTGCAACAGCCGAGTTTAACCAATGGAATATGCTTAATACTGATAGTGCGGTTATATACGACTCTACGGCTACTACCACAATCACAGGGCTTAATCATCTAGAGGGCGAGGAAGTCACGGTGGTAGCTGATGGGGCTGCCCATCCGAACAAGACCGTTTCAAGCGGAAGTATTACCCTGGAACGATCTTCTACGGAAGCGGAAGTAGGACTGGCATATACATCAACACTTAAAACCGTGAAACCGGAAGCCGCATTATCAACGGGTTCTTCGCAGGGTAGATTCAAGGGATGGTCCGAAATAGTGGTGAGACTGCTCAATACATTGGGCGGTACTATTAACGATGATGTTATTGAGACAAGGACACCGGAGGATAGTATGGATGCTGAACCGCCCCTGTATACAGATGATTATATCGTGCAGAATTTAGGTTATGACAGGGCGGGGCAGATTACGGTGCAACAG